CGCCCGCACGCTGACGCTGGAGTCAGAACCCATCGTTAAGCTGCTGCAGGAAAATGCCTATCGTGAGCTGATCCTGCGCCAGCGCATCAACGAGGCGGCAAAGGCCGTCATGGTTGCGTATGCACTTGACGGCGACCTTGACCAGCTCGGCGCGAACAATGGCGTAACCCGCCTGACCATTACCCCTGCCGACGATACAACCATTCCGCCTACCGCCGCAGTGATGGAAAGTAATGACGATTTCCGGCTGCGCATCGCCTCGGCCTTTGAGGGGCTGAGCGTGGCCGGGCCGACCGGTGCTTATGAGTATCACGCCAGAAGCGCCGACGGCCGCGTAGCCGATGCGTCAGCCATCAGCCCGTCGCCTGCAGTGGTCACGGTGACAGTGCTCGCGCGTGAGGGCAACGGCGTGGCCGGTGATGATCTGCTGGCCGTGGTGGATACAGCGCTCAATGATGAGGACGTGCGCCCGGTTGCCGACCGTGTGAGCGTGCAGTCAGCGAAAATTATTGATTACGAAATCGTGGCCGAGCTGTACCTCTACCCGGGGCCGGAAGCGGAACCAATCCGCGCCGCCTCTGAGGCAAAACTCGCCGCCTTTGTCAGCGCGCAGAAGCGCCTCGGCCGCGACATTCGCCTGTCTGCGCTCTATGCCGCCATGCACGTTGAGGGCGTGCAGCGCGTCAACCTTATCAAGCCTTCAGCTGACGTGGTGCTGGACAAAACGCAGGCCGCTTACTGCACAGGCTACACGCTGACCGTTGGAGGCTCGGATGAGTGATCGCCTGCTGCCGACCGGCTCGTCAGCGCTTGAGGTTGCCGCCGCTGAGGCGCTGGCAAGCCCCGGCGCGATGAGCGTGCCGCTGCGCCAGTTATGGAATCCGCAAACCTGTCCGGTGGAGCTTCTGCCCTATCTGGCGTGGGCTTGGTCAGTTGACCGCTGGGATTCAGCCTGGCCGCAATCGACAAAGCGCGCCGTGGTTGCCGCCTCGCAGTACGTGCACCGGCACAAGGGAACGATAGGTGCTATCCGCCGCGTCGTTGAGCCGCTGGGCTATCTCATAAGGATAATTGAGTGGTGGAAAACCAACGAAGCGCCGGGCACTTTCCGGCTTGATGTGGGCGTACTCGATACCGGCATTACCGAGGAAATGTATAACGAGCTGGAGCGCCTGATAGCGGACGCGAAGCCCTGCAGCCGTCATCTGATTGGCCTGTCCATTAATCTCGATGTTAACGGAGTTGTGCCGGTCGCCGTTGCCAGCTATAGCGGCGACGAGCTGACCGTTTATCCCTATACCCCTGAACTTATCAGCGTCGGCGGGCCGGGTTATTCCGGCGTGGCGGTGCACCTTATTGACCTGACGGAAGTGAGCGCATGACGACAAAATATTTTGCCCTGCTGACCAATCAGGGCGCGGCTAAGCTGGCGAACGCTGCCGCGCTCGGCTCAAAAGTGAATATCACATCATTGGGCGTCGGGGATGGTGGCGGCACACTGCCGACGCCTGACGCGGCACAGACTAAGCTCATCGGCGAGAAGCGCCGCGCGCAGCTTAATTCGCTGACCGTTGACGCAGCAAACAGCAGCCAGATTATCGCCGAGCAGATTATCCCGGAAAGCGAAGGCGGTTTCTGGATCCGCGAAATCGGCCTGTATGATGCCGACGGCGTGCTGATTGCCGTTGCTAACTGCCCGGAAACCTATAAGCCGCAACTGGCTGAAGGCAGCGGCCGGACGCAGACCGTGCGCATGATTTTAATCGTGAACAGCACAACGGCCGTGACGCTGAAGATTGATCCGTCCGTCGTGCTGGCAACGCGTAAATATGTTGATGATGCAGTGATCGAGGTGAAAGCCTACGCTGACAGCGTAATGAAAACTCACACCGATGCTAAAAACCCACACAGCCAGTACCTGCAGATCGCAAACACCCTGTCAGAAATCAAAGACGCCGGGCTGATTGCTGACGTTCTCAAAAACCTCGGTTTAGGCGAAGGTGCGCCCGTTATCGGTTCGCCTTTCCCCTGGCCTCACGCAAAAATGCCTAATGAACTCTTTCCCTCAATGGCTGGCATGGTCTTTCTGAAAAGTAACGGGGCAAGTTTCAGCGGTACGCTATACCCGAAGCTGGCGCTTGCTTATCCGGGGTTGAAGCTGACTGATTTGCGTGGCGAATTTATTCGCGGCTGGGATGACGGGCGCGGCGTGGATAGCGGGCGCGTAATTGGCAGTGCGCAGGCGGCAACCGGATTCCGTACTGCTGCTGTGGATTACCCAGGTATAGATTCAACCAGCACGGGCGCAACAATCGGCACAGCGTTTAATCAGGCTGACACCATCAGCAAGCTACAGCCAGCCGATGCAAAAACGCCCAATAACAGCGTAATGGATCCTGTCCTGTCAGATAACATCATCCAGGGGACGCAGTTAAATGCAGCGCAGACAGATGGCGCAGTATGGATCACTCTGCGCCCCCGAAACGTAGCACTGAATTACATTGTGAGGGCTGCATGATGGCTAAGGTAACGCTTGATAAAAACGGCCTGGCAAAATCGGCCGGCACACTGACGATTTATAATTTTGATGCGGTAAGCGGCGAATTTAATGGCTCAAATGATGAATATCTGGCGCAGGGTGTTGGCCTGCCCGCATGTGCCTGCCTGACCGCACCGCCTGACGCGCAGGTGGGCATGGTGGCCGTGTATCAGGACGGCCGCTGGCTGAGCGTGCCGGATCATCGCGGCGAAACGGTCTACCCGGTTTCCGGTGGCATGCCGGTAGTGATCACGACGCTGGGTGACTATCCCGCAGATACCACAACCCAAGTTCCGGCAACCGCGTTTGATAAGTGGGACGGTGAAAAGTGGGTGACCGACATTGACGCGCAGCAGGCTGCAGTGGTGAGTGAGGCCGAAGCGGAAAAGGCATTACGGATTGCAGATGCTAATAGTGTGACGCAGGCATGGCAAACGCAACTCAGGCTTGAAATGATAAGCGATGCGGATAGGGTTTCGCTTACTGAATGGATGAAGTACGTGCAGGCCGTGCAGGCTGTTAAAACCAATACCCTAAATATCGAATGGCCTCAAAAGCCCGTTTAGGAAAAAGGGCGGTATGTCGCCCTTTTCTGAATTCTTTTTTAAAAGAAAGCCACTAATGACAAATACACGATAAACCCACCCAGAAGAGTGAATATATATAAAGCGTAAGCTCCAATTTTTTTTATTAAGAAGTAAGGGCGATTCTTTGTAAAAATATTTTCACTTATTATTTTATAGTCTGAATTAATTAAATTTATTGCGCTGTTTGCTTGCTGAAGATTGCTAGCGGTTAAAAACATACTTGCCCGGAATTTATCAAAAAGTTCCTTGTTTCTCATTTCCATAACAACATTTGATGGCATTAGCCCCTTTATATATCTGAATGCATCATCGTTTTGCTCCAATAAATAATCAGTTAGGGAATGGTCCTCTAATAAATTTTTTATTCCAATCATAGGTATAGTGAATTTATTTATATCATCTAAGGTAACTATTCCATTAGATTTAAAATTTTCATTCGCAGATTTTATCGCGTCCGATGCTTTTTCCAGCAAAGGCGTTAACAACCCAACTTTGGCTCTTGACTCAGACAACCTAAAGGATATTAATCCCCACAAAAATAGTAAAAAAGGCACACTTGCGATAATTATTTCCTTTAGTTTTTTTTGTAGTGTTTCACTTTCTTTTGGGTTATCTGTTTTAATTTTATCTAAGTTTTGATTTAGAATTGCTAAGTATATAGGATCAAGGGCTAAAGAAGTGGTAAATCCTAAGTAAGAGTTTTCATTGAAAAATAAATTCAAAGTGTCACTTTTTTCTATATTATATATATTATCGTGATTAATAGAGCATTTTAGGTTTGTGTTAATATTTTTATCTGTGTTGTTAACTATCCTCTCTAGAGGGCGCGTAATAACTTTACATGAAGAAGGGGGGGAGGTAGTGGTCACTATTTGATCAAGTCGATGAAAAGTAGTGCTCGGTGTACATCCTGTCAAAAATAAAGCGAATAGAACCCAGTTTTTCACTTATCCTCCAAATAAATTTGAGTTAAGGCTTTGAGATTGTTAACGAACCGTAACCAAATGGTAATTTACTAATCGGTTTTTTACTAGCTTTAACAAGTTGTTCTCTTAGCCTTCAGCAAACACCAATCACATGCATCCCCATGCCCCAGCGGGCAATCTGAGCACACCCTCAAAACGGAGTGCATCAGATGTCTGATTATCATCATGGTGTTCGCGTCGTCGAAGTTAACGACGGCACGCGCACCATTACAACCGTATCAACCGCAATTGTGGGCATGGTCTGCACTGCGCAGGATGCGGACGCGGCAACCTTCCCGCTTAATACGCCGGTACTTATCACCAATGTGCAGGGCGCTGTCGGTAAGGCTGGCAAAAAAGGCACGCTTGCGGCTGCGCTGCAGGCCATTGCTGACCAGTCCAAACCTGTGACCGTCGTCGTGCGCGTGGCTGAAGGTGCCGACGAAGCTGAAACCACGTCCAATATCATCGGCGGCACCGATGAAAACGGCCAGTATACCGGCATGAAAGCATTGCTCGCCGCGCAGACCCAGCTCGACGTCAAGCCGCGCATTCTCGGCGTGCCGGGGCTGGATTCACTGCCTGTGGCAACCGCGCTTGCCAGCATTGCGCAGAAGCTGCGCGCCTTCGCCTACGTCTCAGCGTGGGAATGTAAAACCATTTCCGAAGCCCGCCTGTATCGCCAGAACTTCAGCCATCGTGAGCTGATGGTTATCTGGCCTGATTTTCTTGCGTGGAACACTGCAACCAGCAAATCCGATACCGCCTATGCCAATGCGCGTGCGCTGGGCCTGCGCGCCAAAATCGACAATGACATAGGCTGGCATAAAACCCTGTCTAACGTCGGCGTAAACGGCGTGACCGGTATTTCCGCATCGGTGTTCTGGGATCTGCAGCAAACCGGCACCGACGCCGACCTGCTCAACGAGGCCGACGTCACCACGCTGATCCGTAAAGATGGTTTCCGCTTCTGGGGCAACCGCACCTGCAGTGACGATCCGCTGTTCCAGTTTGAGAACTACACCCGCACCGCCCAAGTGCTGGCTGACACGATGGCCGAGGCGCATATG